AATGAAGATTCTTCATGTAATCTTTTCTTGCAACAGGATTCGATATCTGTTTCCGACACTTAACTCATTGTCTAATTTAGACTATGGAAATCATGAGGTTCGAAAGATTATTGTCGATGATTATCCAAGAACACGCAATGATGCGATCTTTGATTTGATTGGTAAACGCTATAGATTTGAGATATGGAGAAATTCAGTTAATAAAGGACTATCGGTAAATTGGTCGGATTTCTTCTCCTCGCTCCGAGGTATGGATGTAGATTACGTTCTTCATCAAGAGGATGACGTAATTCTAAAAGAACCAATTAAAGTCGACGATCTGATTGAATGTCTCGAGTCAGAATCTAAAATTGCCTCGGTTGTTTTACAACGACAACCATGGTACTTTAATGAGAAGCCATCAACTATTGAATCGAGCGATACGCAATTCAAGCAATTTTACTATAGCAAAAATACAAAGACTTTTCCGATAATCTTTAGTTTATATCGTAAGAATATTATCGAATATCCATTCCAAGATTATTGGAAGTTTAATATTAATGAAGGAATGATAATGGTTTATCTAGACCATTTTCATCAGATGTATTCTGCCACATTAAAAAATTCTCGAGGCGAAAATATAATTGAGCATATCGGCGAGGAGACGACTGGTAAAAGAATATTAGAGGGCGAGCCTAATTGGGAGCAGTTTGCTCACATGGATCCTGATCGAATTTATACATCTCGAGAGGGTAGATTGATCGAATAACTAAATATAGTACTACATGCGAGGTTCTAAATGGCGAAACCTACCAATAAATCCACACTTAAAGATCATTGCCTCCGAAATCTTGGTTTTCCTGTAATCGATATAAATGTTGATGACGATCAGCTCGACGATCGTATGGACGATGCTTTGCAGCTATTCCAAGATTATCACTACGATGGTACTGAGACTATGTACCTTGGGCATAAAGTAACGAATGCTGATATTTTAAACAAGTATATCACCTTATGTGACAATATAATTGGTGTAAGTCAGGTGTTTCCTTTTTCTGGCACCTCGGTATCTTCATTAGACGGAAATGAGTTCAACATATTTGATGTTAACTATCAAATTCGCTTAAACGATTTCTATAGTTTAACAGCCTCATCATATGCTTATTATTATATCGCTCGCCAACACTTGTCAATGCTTGATATGATCATTACAGGAGATGTACCATTTTCATATAATAAAAAGACAAATCGTCTCTATCTGTTCCAAGATTGGGATTCTAAATTAAATGTAAATGAGTACATACTATTTCGCGCAAATCGAATAGTTGATCAAGATTCTTATGAAAGAGTTTATAATGATTCTTGGGTCAAGGAGTATACAACTCAATTATTTAAACGCCAATGGGGAACTAATCTAAAAAAATATGGTAATTATACTTTACCTGGAGGATTGGTTATAAATGGAGAAAGGATTTACGCTGAAGCAGATCAAGAGATTCAACGGCTCGAGGGTAAACTGCGCGATGTATTTGAAGAGCCTCCAATGATGTGCGTTGGTTGATATGGCAACGTCAGTTTATTTTAACAATCAGGGCGCGACTCGAGAGCAACTACTGATTGAAGATATGATTATCGAATCCATACGCAATCATGGTATCGACATTTATTATCTTCCTCGAGAATCTCAATCAGAGTTAGATCGATTGTTTGGCGATGATTCTGTTAAAAAATTTACAAAGGCTTTTAAGATCGATATGTATCTTGACTCATTTCAAGATTTCGAAGGTAATCAAGAATTCTTTTCTAAATTTGGTTTGCAAATTCAAAAAGAAGCACGTGTGACTGTAGCACGAAGAACATTTGAACGAGTTATACCTAAAACACTTCGGAATCTTCCAAAAGAGGGCGATTTAATTTATCTACCCATTCAAGAAAAAATAATGGAGATAAAGTTTGTTGAAGAGGAAAAGAATTTCTTCCAGGCAGGAAAAGTTGCTCCATATATGTACTCTCTAAATCTAGAGATGTTACGTTATAATGGTGAAATTTTCGATACAGGAATAAATGAGATCGATATAATTGCGCAATTAAGTGCATATGGAATTGAATTTACAATGCAAGCTGGTGGCTCGAGCACATTTACGAATAACGAGATTGTATTTCAGGGATCCAATTTGGCTTCAGCGACAGCACGTGGATACGTTTCAAGTTGGGATTTACCAACTAGAAAACTAATTATTCGAAATATCAAAGGATCATTTGCAGCAAATACACTTATAAAAGGTTCAGAATCAAATGCGCAATGGACGATGACTAGCGTAGATCCGCAAGAGAATCAGACAGATGCACTTGAAGAGAATGTACTACTTGAAAATGAAGCAGATAATATTCTAGACTTTACAGAATCTAATCCATTTGGAACACTAGACGAGCCATAATATGTTATCTGGTCAACACTTTTATCATCGCATAACGCGGAAGATGGTCGTTGCTTTCGGCTCGATGTTCAATAATTTAAAATTGTTTCGTTATAACTTAGCGGGAACTACTGAACTAGAACGCATTGTAGTTCCATTGAATTACCTATCAAAAGAAAAGTTTTATTCGCGTATTACACAAGATCCAAATCTTGATCGACGTGTTCAACTCACATTGCCTCGTATGTCATTTGAATTGACCGATATCGCTTACGATACTACTCGCAAAATTTCACCATATATTAATCAGTATGGACCATTAAACCAAACAGCAATTAAAACAACCTTTCTTGCTCCATATAACTTTAATTTTTCACTTTTCATCTATGTTCGAAATACAGAGGATGGCACACAACTAATTGAACAAATCTTACCTTACTTTAATCCAGATTATACGATGACATTAGATTTGGTAGGTGTTGGAAATCCAGTTGATGTTCCTTTAATTCTTCAAAGTGTAAATTATAATTCTGGTGGAACAGAGGGTCCACCACAAGAATTAAGAATTTTACAATGGAATTTAGGTTTTACCATGAAGGGTTATCTATATGGTCCTGTGAGCAATGTTGAAATTATTCGCAAAGTTACTGCGAATACTTATGAGTTTAACAGTGGAGGTAACGAAGCAAAACGATTTAATTTAAATACAGGAACAGGACAATTTAAAATTGGTGAAATGGTTTATCAAGGTCGTAATGTTGATGGAGCTTCAGTAAGAGGATTCGTAAGTTCTTGGAATAATACAGCTAATATACTTGTTGTAAGTGATATAAGCGGTTCGTTCACCTCTGGAAATACTATCACTGGAGCAGTTTCGAATGCTGCTTACAATCTATATTCTTATAATTCAGCGACAGATTATCAGTTAAATAGAATTACAATTGAACCAGATCCAATATCAGCTAATGCAAATACTGCATTTGGATTTGATATCGATATTGATCATGCACCGAACATAACGTGATTTATGAGTGAAACCGATAAAAATTTAGCAGAAATCTTGAATACTGATTATATCCCTGCTGTAAAAGAGGATAAACCAGTTACAATTTTTAAAGAGAACGGTGAAAATCCAGATGCTGATTATTCTCGATCAAATTATTATAATCTTATCGAGCGAGGTAATGAAGCATTAGATGGTATTTTAGAGGTTGCAAAAGAATCACAACATCCTCGAGCATACGAAGTGGCTGCAAATATGATAAAAAATCTCTCTGATGTAACAGAGAAATTAATGATTCTTCAGAAACAGCAACAGGATCTGAAGCCAAAAGAAGTAACTCCAACCAATATTAATGTCGACAAAGCTGTATTTGTCGGTTCAACAACAGAGTTATTGAAAAAAATAAAAAATGAATCTACCACTTAGAGTTAAAAATTATCTTGGCAATCCAAACTTAAAAAAAGTTAATATGCCAGTCTCACTCACGGAGGAACAAATCCGTGAATATGTGAAATGCGCCGAGGATCCAATCTTTTTCATTGAGCGTTATGTAAAAATTATTACGCTTGATCGAGGATTTATTAATATAAATCTTTATCCTTTTCAAACACAAGCGATAAATGATATTACAAATAATCGAAAGGTAATTCTCAAAGCAGGTCGTCAGCTTGGAAAGACGACGATGGTTGTTGGTTACATTCTATGGTACATTCTTTTCAATAATGATAAATTTGTAGCCATTCTTGCCAACAAAGCGCCGACAGCACGTGAGATTTTAAGTCGAATTAAAATTGCATACGAGGCGTTACCACTCTGGATTCAACAGGGTGTGAGAGTCTGGAATAAAGGTGATATTGAACTCGAGAATAATTGCCGTGTAATGGCAACTTCGACTGCCTCGAGTGCAATTCGTGGTTTCTCTATCTCTTTACTATATCTCGATGAGTTTGCATTCGTTCCAAGTAATATTGCCGAGGATTTCTTTACCTCTGTGTATCCTACGATATCTTCAGGTGAAACATCTAAAATTCTTATCTCCTCGACACCAAATGGAATGAATCATTTTTACAAAATGTGGAACGAAGCGATAGAGGGTCACAATGGATTTATGCATATCGAGGCAAACTGGAGAAATGTTCCTGGAAGAGATCAGCGATGGGCTGATGAACAACGGCGAGTTCTTGGTGATCAAAAATACTATCAAGAGGTCGAAACTGAGTTTATGGGTTCCTCTGGAACTCTTATCTCTGCAGCTGGGCTTAAGAGTTTAGCATTTAACAAACCTTTAAACAAAACTGATAGCGGAATTAACATTTACGATCAACCTGCAGCGAATCATAACTATCTAATTGTGGCTGACACTAGTCGAGGAAAAGGCTTAGATTATTCAGCCTTTGTTGTAATAGATATTAACTCGATTCCCTATAAACTTGTTTCGACATATAGAGATAACAACATAAGCCCACTTGTGTATCCCAGTATTATAAAAAAGATAGCGCAATATTATAACAATGCATATGTGCTAATTGAAATAAACGATAATGGTCAGCAAGTAGTGGACTCTCTTTTCGATGACTATGAATATGAGAATATTCTTTCCACAGTTGATCTTAAAGGTCGAATATCGTTAACATGGGGATATGGTACAAAATCTAGTCGAGGATTGAGAACCACTAAGAGTGTGAAGCGTATGGGGTGTTCGATTTTAAAGAATTTAATTGAATCTCAGCAAATCATTATTACAGATTTCGACACTATCTCAGAGTTATCCACATTTATCGCAAGAGGAACTAGTTTTGAAGCTGAAGAGGGAAGCCATGACGATTTGATTATGTGTCTTGTTTTGTTCTCGTGGTGCACGAGTCAAAACTTTTTCTCCGAGATAAGTGACACGAATATCAAGAAACGTCTCTACGAGCAACAAATGCAACAAATCGAGGATGAAATGTTGCCCTTACCCGTTGTATTAGAGGAGCGCAACAATTCTTTTGTATCAGATGGAGCTCTCTGGAACGTGGTGGAGGGTAAAAACTGGGGCACCTAGTACAAAATTATGAATTACTAAATATTCCGTAGATTTTCTATTTCTCCATTTATAGGAGCATAAACATGGCGTTTCAAGTATCTCCTGGCGTTGTTACCTCTGAAGTAGATTTAACAACCGTAGTGCCTTCCACAGGAACAACAACTGGTGCATTTGCTGGAGTGTTCCAATGGGGTCCAGCTGAATTCGCAAGACAGGTCGAAAATGAAGTTCGTCTTGTAGAAATTTTTGGCAAACCTGACACAAACACGGCAATTTCTTTCTTTACATGCACAAATTTTTTAAACTATGGCAACGATTTACGTGTTGTTCGAGCAGTAAATGGTGATAATACAAGATCTGCAACTACTTCAGGTAACTCATCGTTTCTTATCAAAAACGAAGATCAGTATTTCACAACTTTTTACAATTCAAACACTGCAAACACTGGTGCATGGACAGCAAGATATGCTGGTGCACTTGGAAATTCATTGAAAGTAAGTGTTTGGGCAAATACAAATACAACGCACTTTAATTCTTGGACATATAAAAATTTCTTTGACTCTGCACCAGGAACATCAGCCTATGTAAGCGCAGTTGGCGGAGCTAATGACGAAATGCACATCGTGGTTGTTGATGAAGATGGTCTTTTGACAGGCAGTGCAGGATCAGTTCTAGAAACGTTTCCATTCTTATCGAAAGCAAGCGATGCAAAAGATAGCGTCGGTAATTCAAATTTCTATAAAGATGTACTTTATAGAAAATCAAAATACATTTATTGGACAGATCATCCAGATATTACGAACACTTATACAACGTGGGGAACAACTGCAGCTGGTAAAACGTTTGCTCAGCTCGTAAATGTTGCAGCAGTTCATACATCATCATTGACCTCTGGTGCTGATGGTGTTGTTGTTGCTGGAAATGTTCAAACAGCATACAGTAAATTCATTGATAGCGATCTAATTGATGTATCGCTTATTATGACAGGTGATGCTGCTCCTGCAACAGTTCTTTATGCAATCAATAATATTGCTGAAGTTCGTAAAGATTGCGTAGTATTTGTATCACCAACACTTGCAAACGTAACCTCTTCAACAGCATCTGATGATGTTGTCAACTATCGTAAAAATGCACTTTCAAATGTTTCATCCTCTTATGCAGTGATGGATAGTGGGTGGAAGTATCAATACGACAAATATTCTGACACATATCGTTGGATTCCACTTAATGGAGATGTTGCTGGTCTATGCGTGCGCACTGACCTAGAACGCGATCCATGGTATTCACCAGCTGGTTCCTCACGTGGCCAGATTAAAAATGTAATAAAACTTGCATACTATCCAGCTAAAGCAGACAGAGATGTTCTATACAAGAATGGAATTAATCCAATTGTTTCATTCGCTGGTGAGGGCACTATTTTATTTGGTGATAAGACAATGCTATCGAAGCCAAGTGCTTTCGATCGTATCAATGTTCGCCGCTTGTTTATTACTCTAGAAAAAGCAATTTCTCGAGCCGCGAAAGCGCAATTGTTTGAGTTTAACGATGAGTTTACAAGATCTCAATTTGTATCAATCGTTGAGCCATTCTTGAGAACAGTGAAAGGTCGTCGTGGAATCACAGACTTCAAGGTTATTTGTAACTCGACAAACAACACACCAGATGTTATTGATCGCAATGAATTTATTGGTGACATATATGTCAAACCAAATCGAAGTGTAAACTTTATTCAGCTAAACTTCATCGCTGTTCGTAGTGGTGTATCGTTCGAAGAAGTCGTTGGTAGATTCTAATAAATATATAAGGTCAGGAGAACGCAATGCCTTTTAATATTACAGACTTTAAAAGTAATTTTCCATTTGACGGTGCACGTCCTAATCTGTTTGAAGTCAACATTCCAGTGTTTGATGAAAAACTTACCTTTACTGCAAAAACAGCACAGCTTCCTGGCTCTACAATAGGAACAATTGAAATTCCATATTTTGGTAGAAGCATTAAGATGGCAGGAAATAGAGTATTTCCTGAATGGACAATTCAAGTATTAAATGATGAGGATTTTATTATTCGTAATCAGCTTGAAGAGTGGATGTCACGAATCGTTGGTCACGAGAGCAATCTTTCAGAAGCATTTTTATCTCAATACTCTTTTGATGCTGATGTTTATCAGTTTGGGAAACAGGGCGATATTATTAAGAGTTATACATTCATTGATATGTTTCCTGTGGATCTTTCAGCAATTGACATTAGCTGGGATCAAAATGATGCAATCGAAGAATATGCAGTAACATTTCAGTATCAATATTGGACTTCACAAGAAGTTAATGTTGGTTAATTAATTATGGCAAGAAACGTTGTCAAAAAGTCTCTCTTAGAGATTTTCCTTAGAAAAGTAAATGGTGTTACACGTGGTATTAATGATATTACACGATCTGCCTCTAATTTAAATCGAGCAGTTCGAAATGTTAGGCGTGTTCGTGATGAAATTCGTGGTCGTGGTCGAAACACAGGAACATCAAGAACCAATCCAAATCAAAAACCATTAAACCTCACTCCTGTGGCTAAAGCACCTAACACTGGCAGAAATATAAATGTAAGACCTACTCGAAGAAGAAAGGGTGAGGGTCCATAAATTTATTTGATTTTATTATAATGGAGTAAACTATGGCAGGCATTAATTTATTTGGCTTTGAAATTATAAGAAGAAAGCCAGAGAATGATATTCAACCACAAATTACCGCACCCGTCTCAGACGATGGTGCGATGGAACTTGGCACAGGTGGATATTTTGGTACATATCTAGATCTAGAAGCCAGTTTTAAAAATGAAGTTGATTTAATTTCACGTTATCGTGAAATGTCTCTACAACCTGAACTCGAGTCAGCAATAGATGAAATTGTAAATGAGTCAATTGTACATGATGTTACAGGCAAATCAGTTTCAATTATACTTGATGATCTAGAACTATCAGAGGAAATTAAAACCTCTATTCGTAACGAATTCAAGCATGTGTTAAAATTGCTCAACTTTTCTAATGATGGCTCTGGTTTATTTCGTGATTGGTACATTGATGGAAGATTATTTTTTCAAGTTTTAGTTGATCGCGCGCAACCACAGCTAGGCATTCAAGAACTAGTTTACATCGATCCACGCAAGATTAAAAAAGTTCGTCAGGTTCAAAAGAAAAAAGAACCACGCACTGGTGCAGAAGTGGTAGTTGGTATGCAAGAATTTTATTTGTTCAACGATAAGACTACAACACAAGGTAATCAAGTTGTAACAAATGTTGGCGATGCATCAGTAAAAATTGCAGTTGATGCAATTGTGAATGTAAATTCTGGATTACTAGATCCAAAACGACAAATGGTTCTATCATATATTCATAAAGCCATTAAACCGTTAAATCAACTTCGAATGATTGAAGATGCTGTCGTTATCTATCGTTTAAGTCGTGCGCCAGAACGTCGTGTATTTTATATCGATGTTGGTAATATGCCACGAATTAAAGCAGAACAATATTTGCGCGATTTTATGACAAAGTTCCGAAACAAAGTTGTTTATGATTCATCAACTGGTGAGGTCAAAGACGATCGTAAATTTATGTCAATTATGGAAGATTTTTGGATTCCTCGACGCGGTGAGGGCAGGTCAACAGAGATTACAACTCTTCCTCCAGGTCAAAATTTAGGTGAGATGACAGATGTTAAGTATTTTGAGCAAAAACTTTACAAAGCATTAAACATTCCTATTACTCGTTTAGAGGCAGGACAAGGTTTTATGCTTGGTCGCTCACAAGAAATTACACGAGATGAGGTTAAATTTAATAAGTTTATTGAAAGACTTCGTGGAAAATTTACTGTTTTATTCGACGAACTTATGGAGCGACAACTTGCCCTTAAAGGCATTGCTTCGATCGATGAATGGAAAGATCTTCGCGAAAAGATTCATTATGACTTTTTAAAAGATAATAACTTTGCAGAATTAAGAGAAGCTGATCTCATGAACGCTAGAATGCAATTGTTACAGCAAGTAGAGCAGTTTACGGGTCGATATTTCTCGAAAGAATATATTCAAAAGAATGTTCTTCATCTAGATGAAGAGGCTATCGATAAAATGAAAATGCAGTTAGTGAATGAACGTATGGAAGAACAACAAGAGACTATAACGAAGGCTCAAGAGGAAGCCATTATGAATCAACAATTAATGGCGATTCAGGCTCAATATGCTCCTCCCCAGCCTCCTGTAGCACCAGAACAAGCTGCTGCCGCCGAACAACAACAGCAACAGCAACAGCAACAACCGCAACAATAATAATTGTATAAATATTGGAGAAATATATGAACAGTGAATCATTTATAAACGCGATTCTTTCAGGAAACAGAGATGAGGCTGTAGAGGCATTTAATAGTTCTCTATCAGCAAAAGTCGCTGATGCTTTAGAGGTAAAAAAAGTTGAGGTTGCTTCGAACTTCATTGCTGCACCAACAGAAATGAATACAGAGGCACAAACAGAGGCATAATGAATCATCAAAACAATGATAAGTTAAATTTAGACGAGGCTGCAGCTGCAAATAAAACCAATGGTAGCCAGCTTCGTGACAGAATTGCACTTGTTAGAAACACATTACGTTTGGGAAGCAGTGTTAATACCTCTCTTGCTACCTCTGCAATCAGTGATTATATTAATCGCGCAAGAAAAAATCCAAAACATTCTCACTTTCGAATCTTACGAGATATGAGTCCGCAAAAAAGGGATGCTGTATCTGCTTTAAAATTGCCAGTTGCTACGATTGTAAATACAACCATGCCACAACTACGTCGTACATTACGCGATATGAGAGAAGAAACAGAGCTATTAAATGAAGAATTTAATCCACCTGCTGTGCTTGTTTTGCGAAGACAAGCAATACGCATGTTTCCGAATCGCCAACGAGTTGTAATGTATACTGATAGTAAATACGGATTAACGTTTCCAGTCCCTTACGATTTAGATAAAGGATTCGGTGATTTAAATACATATGCTCGCACTAGTCAAACAGCAGCTGCAGGGTTTTTAAAAGAAGACGTTGTGCCTGTTTTATTTGCCACTGGCGAAGAAATTAATATAGAAAAAGATGTATTTAAAAAAATTGAAATATTGTACTCAATGTTAAATGAACAAAATAAAATACGACTTAATGATATGATACTTGAAAGTAAAGAATCATTTAATAAAATAAAAAAATTTACTGAGACAATTCAATGAATGTTGATCAAGAAAAATTCGAAGATCGCGGCGATTCCGATTTTAAGCAGAGGCAAGGTGCAAATCAAAAAAGATCGATTATGCAAAAAGAGATGGAACAAAAAAGAAAACTTGGTATAAAACCAACGGATACTAGTGTTGATTTGGCTAACGCTGTATCACGTGATGTTTTAGGTAAAGTTTTAGCTGAGCAACCTGCAAAAATTTCAACTCAAAAAGATAATTCTGAATTAGATACGAATGTAGATGATGAAGAAAATGATAAAGATGAACCATTTAATCATGAAGATGAAAAACGTATTAAGACAATGCAAGCGTTAAATCCACGCATCGTTAAGACTCGAGAATTAAAAAATTATAGAAGTCGTGAAGATATAAAAGAAGAAATATTTTTATTAATAAATGAAATTGCTACACATAAATTAAACTTATATAAAACATTAATTGCGATAGAGGAAGGCAAAAAAGAAAATAGAGAAAAACTTAAAAACTTCATGCGTAATCTTGGTACAAAAGGTGTTATCAAAGGTTTTGTCCCCTTTGATGCGAATCATTCACCATTACGCTCTGGTCGTGCTATTGCGCAAAATGTACCAACGGAAAAACAACAACAATTTAATTTAATTCCTCCTTCCAAATTAACACCAGATCAACAAGAAGAAGCAGAACGTAGAGCTGCGCATTTGCAAGGACGTTTAGAGCGTGGAGAAATTAGTTCAGACATGGCCATGGCTTCAGATGCTGAAGACTTACGTCAAGCACATTATGGATTACATGAAGAGGTTACAGAAAATTCAGAATCATTAAGCGAAGCAAATCGCAATATAATGCGTCAAGGTCGCACAAATGTTGTCAGAGTTCGTATAAGAAAGGGTAAAGTGCAAAGACGTAGAAGAGTCTCTGCTGTAAAAGGATATACGATTCGTGGTGGTAAACTCAAGCGCATGTCAATGCAAGAAAGAATTCGTCGCAAACGTGGCCAACGTCGTGGCAAAATTAAAAGAAAAGCAAAAATGGCTCGAGCTCTTATGAAAAGACGAAGATCAATGAGAAGACGAGCAGCTCTCGGAGTATAGGAAACAAAAAATGAAACTTATTACAGAAACAGTCGAAGAAATTAAAGTCATCACTGAAGAGAAAAACGGTGTTAAGACTTTATACATTCAAGGTCCATTCCTTGTCGCCGAAACAAAGAATCGAAACGGACGTTCATATCCTGTTGCGGTACTTGAAAACGAAGTCAATCGTTACATGAGAGAATACGTCGATAAGAATCGAGCTTTTGGTGAACTTGGACATCCAGAATCACCAACCATTAATCTAGAGCGCGTCTCTCATATGATTACCAATATTTCGCGCAATGGTAATGTATTCGAGGGTAAAGCAAAAGTTCTTGAAACTCCAATGGGTAAAATTGCTAAGAATCTTATGGAGGCTGGTGCTACTCTTGGTGTATCCTCGCGTGGTATGGGCTCTCTTAAAATGATCGATGGAGTCAATATCGTACAACCAGACTTTTACCTTGCAACTGCAGCTGATATCGTAGCTGATCCATCAGCTCCAGGTGCTTTTGTTCAAGGCATTATGGAAGGTAAAGAGTGGGTCTGGGACAATGGTTTTGTGAAGGAATTTAATGTAAATGAATATTATAATCAAATAAAGACTGCAAAACAGAAGCAATTAGACGATATCTCCTTGAAAATATTTGAAAACTTTTTATCGAGATTATAACTTTTATAAATATATTACCATTTAACGGATAATTTTCATGGCTCATAAAACATTACACGAGTCGGCAGCTGAAATTCTTGCAGCGTCATTGGCGAATGCTGGCAAAGAGCCTATTCGCATGGCTGCTATACAACACAATGATTTAGGTGGTGAAATGATGACTGGAGATGTTGTGTCTCCAGGTTTAATGAGTGCACAATCAATAAATGCAACACCAAAACCAGGTCGTCCTGGAGCTCCAGCAGAAGAAATTAAGAAACTTCCAACCGAGGATGAAGAGTCAGAGGAAAATTCTGAATCTGAAGAGCCTGAGAAATCAAATAATTTAATGGAAAATTTAATTGAACAATATGGTGAAGATGGAGCAAAAGAATTACTCATTGAAGCGATTATTAATGATTTTAAACAACGAGAATTTACTGAAGATGAATTCATGCAGTTGGAAGAGGACGCAGATCAACTAGAAGATTTTATTGAATCACAATCCGATGAAGAACTAGTTAAATTTTTTGAAAGATTAAATGAAGAGGAAATAGTATACACAATTCAACTTGCATCTTTAGATGAAGAAACAGATCCTGCTGAATTAGCAGCACGTGATAATGAAAATTCAAGTATTGGTGGTGGATCTGATGGTAATGTTAACGCCTCTGCACCAGCTCCGACACCAGCTCCGACACCAGCTCCGAATACAGGACGCCCTCCAAAACCAACAGAACCTCCACCCAAGGGTAAGAAATGGAAATTTAAACGTGGACAATGGGTCCTTAAAAAGAAAAGAAGTATTGGAAAAATTTTAAAGAAATTAGCACCAATTGCGGCTGGATTTCTTTTACCTGGAATTGGTGGTGCAATTGCTGGAAAATTAGGTTTTGCTGGTGCAGCAGCTGGTGGCGCTGGTGGTGCCGCTGCTAGTGGTGTCGCAAAAGCAGGTTTGAAAGCAGGTTTAAAAACCTTGGCGAAAAATGTTGTTCAACAAAGCATATCGGGAGCAATTCAGGGTGGTGTTCAAAGTAAATTGTCAGGCGGTAGTTTTTCAGCAGGCTTAAAATCAGGAGCCAAATCTGGTGCGATTGGTGGAGTGACTGGAGGAATTGGTGGCAGTATTGCAAAAGCAACAGGGTCAGAGCTTGTAGGTAATCTTGCACGCGATGTTGCTTCTGCTAAACTGCAAGGCGGCAGTGTGAGAGATGCAGTTGTTGGAAATATTACAAGTGCAGCAGGTGGAGCAGTTGGTCAAAGAACAGGATCAGATCTTGCTGGTAGCGTCGCTTCAACAGCACTTAATCAAGCTGCACAAAAACGAGAAAAGCCTCAGCAATCTAATCAAAATGTTCAAGATGATTCTGAGAATATACAAACACGCGTGGCACAAAATAGAAATCAAGACAACGACGATGAAGATCCAGACTCAGTTAGAAATTTCATGAGAGATATTAACGCTAACAAAGATCGATTAAGAGGAGTAAATAGAATGGCTGCTGAAGAAACAGATATCATTCAACAACTGTCAACATTAAATGAAGAGCAACTAGATCAGTTTATTAATTCATTATCAGAGGATCAAGCTGAATACGTTGTAAACTTATTTGAAAGGGGTGGTCCACGTCGTCGACGCGCTAAAACAGATGCTGCTGCAACGACAGCAACATTAAATGCTGCTGCAACAAACGCTGCTGCAACGACAGCAACATCAGCGGCAGCACCAGTGGCAACACCGAAGTATGGCGAAAGGGGAACTGGTGCAAATAAAGGCAAATTCTGGACAGGAACCAAATTTCAAGCACCATCTGAAATGAGTGATGAAGATCGCTATGGCAAAACAGGAGCATCAATTCGTAGATCTGGTGCACAACTAGCTGCAGGTTTCGGAGTTGATCCTAATGTTGGCGCAGATTATGCATATAAAATGAGAGAACGCCTTGGTAAAACTAAAGAAAGCAATTTAAAATTAGATGCTGATTTTAAGCAAGCTCTTGCTGCTGTTAATAGAATGGGTGCTGGTGGATCTGATGGCAGTGGTTCAAAACCAGCTGGTGGTTCAAAACCAGCTGGTGGTTCAGGACCAGTTACACAACCAGTCGCGTACCAGGCGCAGAGTGATGGTGGTTCAGCTGCTAGTACAAATCTTGGTGCTGATGCTAATAGAATGCTAACGTTAGTTCAGCAGGGTCTGAACTTTGGTGCTGACAACACTGGTGCTGGCGCTACCAACACTGGTGCTGGCGGTTCAGGTACAGGATCAGGTCGACCTGATCCTGCAGGATCAGGTCCACCAGAGCAAACAGCAGGTCAACAGGGAAATGATGGCGCTGCAAGACCTCAAGGTAGATATAACAGTTTAGAGGATTGGCATTCAGATCCAATTGATAGAAGAGGTAGATCTAGATCCGATTCTTCCTCTGGTGGAGGTGCTTCTGCAGATTCCTCTAGCGCAAATCAAACTACAAGTTCAAATCAACGAAATGATAAATATGGTCTTGGAAATGCATTTATTGATTTTGCACAAAGGGCTGGTCGTACTGGTCTCCGAACAGGTATTGGCGGCGCATTAACTGGTCAAGATTTTGGAGACGCTGCCAAAGCTGGCGCCGCTGGACAAGCGGTTTATGATTTAGCCAAAGGGGCATTAAATTTATTTCGTGGTAAAACAACAAATGAAAGCACTGAGGATTCGAATATGAACGACATAGAAAATCAAGAGGAAGCAAATGAGACATTCAATGAGAATGAAAATCTCAGCGAAAGTGGAAAGAACCCACAAGGTCGGCTCAAGCCTCAGCAAAAGCCTCAGCAAAAGCCTCAGCAAATGCCTCAGCAAAAGCCTCAGCAAATGCCTCAGCAATCTGATCAAAATATGCAAGATGATGAAGAAGCTGAAGATAAAACAGCTGAACTCACCGAAGAGCAAATTCGTGAGCAAAGAATGATTGCAATTAAAGAAACGGTCAAGCAGTTCCAAGGCAATATGAGAGAGGATGTAGATGCGCTGTTTAATGGCGAATCACTCTCTGAAGAATTCCGCGCCAAAGCCACACTTATCTTCGAAGCAGCTGTATCATCTCGTGTCGAAAAAATTCTAGAAGAGCTTGTTGCTTCAAATGACCAAGTTCTAGGACAGGCATATGAGGAAATTAAAGACGAATTGACAGAGCAAGTTGATGAATATCTCAACTATGTTGTTGAACAATGGATGCAAGAGAATAAAGTTGCTGTCGAAACAGGTCTACGTGCTGAGCTCGCTGAAGACTTTATCTCTGGTTTACGTGCATTGTTCCAAGAGCACTACATCGAGATTCCTGAAGAAAAAGTTGATGTTGCAGAAACACTTGCATCTGAACTTGAATCAGCAGCTGAGTATGTAGAGAATGTACATAAACATGTTGCAGATCAGACCGCAACAATTGCTTCTCTTCAAGAGCAACTTAACTTTGTTCAGAAAGCAATTGTCACAGAATCATTCTGCTCTGGACTCACAGCAGTTCAAGCAGAGAAAATGAAGGCACTCGCAGAGGGTGTGGAGTTCACCACAGAAGGTGATTATGAAGAAAAACTCGCTGTATTACGCGAGAACTACTTCCCGACTAAAGTACAAGTGAAAAGTGAGGTAAAGGAACTTCAAAGAGTCGCTCTTAATGAAGAACCAGAAGTAGAAATTACAAATAATATTATGAGTCGATATGTTCAATCAATATCAAAAACGGCTCCAAAAGCCTAATAACTGAGGAAACACTAAATGTATATTAACGAAACATATGCAAAAAAGTGGGCACCAGTTCTTGATCACCCAGAACTCCCAGCAATCAGCGACCCTTACAAGCGCGCAGTTACTGCACTCGTTCTAGAAAATCAGGAACGTGCTCTTATGGAAGAGACACGATCAATGCAAAACCTATGGGAAGCTGCTCCAGCAAATTCCATGGGCGTTGCAGGAATCTCTGGTCTCTCAGGTGCAACAAACGCAGGAATCACAGGATTTGATCCAGTTCTTATTGGTCTAGTTCGTCGTGCTCTTCCAAATCTAATGGCTTATGACATCTGCGGCGTGCAGCCAATGACAGGTCCAACAGGACTTATCTTTGCTATGCGCTCAACATTTGCATCAGATTCAGCTCGCGCTGGTGAAGCTCTCTTCAACGAAGCAAATACTCATTCAGGTAACGGAACATCAACAGCATTTAGCACATCTGTAAATCCAGGTGATGCAAATTCTGCAGTGTTCGGTCTTGCAAATACGGGTATTGGCTTTACAACAGCTTTTGCTGAAGATGCAACACTTGCTCGTATGGGCTTCCAAATCGATCGCGTTGCTGTTACAGCCAATTCACGTGGCTTGCAAGCAGCTTACACGCTCGAACTAGCCCAGGATCTAAAGGCAGTTCACGGTCTCGACGCAGAAACAGAATTGACAAATATTTTGTCAACTGAAATTCTTGCTGAAATCAACCGCGAAGTTGTTCGTACGATCTATGCAACTGCAAATGTCGGTATCACTGGCGTGACATCAAATGTTGTCAACCTATCAAGTTCGACAGTATCTGATGCAGCAGGTGGCACCTCTGGTCGTTGGCAGGCAGAGAAGTATAAGTCACTTCTTTTCCGCATCGAACAAGCAGCTAATAAAATCGCAAAAGACACCCGTCGCGGCAAGGGCAACATGGTCATCGTCTCCACAGACGTTGCATCAGCCCTCGCAATGACTGGTCTTCTCGATTACAACTCAGCACTATCAAACAACACGAATCTCGTAGTTGACGATACAGGCAACACATTCGCTGGTGTGCTCTTCGGACGCATCAAAGTCTATGTTGATCCATATTCTGTCAGCGGTGCAGATTATGTTGTGGTAGGTTATAAGGGAGTAACTCCTTATGACGCTGGATTGTTCTACTGCCCATACGTTCCACTCCAGATGGTACGTGCAGTTGATCCAACAACATACCAGCCAAAGGTTGGCTTCAAGACACGTTATGGTCTCGTAGCAAATCCATTCGCAACAGCGGCAGGTAATGGTACTCTATCGAACGGAACAAACGTATACTATCGTAAGTTCGTCGTGTTGAATATCAACCAGTAATAGTTTGCCAAACTTATAATAATAACAAGGCAAAGTGACTCGGGGGTGGATTCGAAAGGATCCACCCCTTTTTCTTTCCCTAAATATAATATGGCTAAGATAATTCTTTTATCAGACTTGAAAGATCTGCGCAAACAAAAAAAGCAGGAATTGAAATATTACTCTGAGCGATTAGAAGAATTAAACAAAAAACTATTCTTTATCAAGAAAGAAATCGAGTTAACAAACTTTATTATTGATTTAATTGAGAGAGAAAAAACCATCGATCTACGGAAACTATTAGATGACAGCATTAACACGAAATCCAATTAATACAGATTTTCTTCAACCGCATAAGTTTCAGATGATCTTTGATCGATTACCTGACGTCACATATTTTTGTCAAGATGCATCTATTCCTGGAATTTCATTGACTGAAATTCAACGCTTTACACCATTTATTGATTTATTTGTGCCAGGAGAAAAAGCAGTTTATGATGCCTTTAGCACAACATTTCTTGTAAATGAAACGTTAAGTTCTTGGTTAGAAATTCATAATTGGATTCGCGCTGCAACATTTCCTACCGACTTTAAAGAATATGTTGATTTAGCAAAAGTAACAAAGTCTTCTTATATGCAGAGTTTAATGAATAATCGTCGACCTGCCGTATATACAGATGGAATTCTTACAATTTATTCAAACAAAAACAATCCAAGAATTCGTGTTAAGTTTCATGATATTTTTCCAACTTACTTGTCATCACTTTCGTTTAACGTCGGATCAAATGCCGAAGGTGTTATTACAAGCAATGCATCGTTTAGATTTTCATATTACGATATCGAATTATTATAGTCTAGTTATATAGAGTATCTTTAGAACGTAGACATACTTATTATATCGACAAAAATACAATTAGTCAACCTTTTTTGTAACTTGTCTTCATTCATGAAATATAGTATGATACAATCATTGTACTCATTTCTATTCATATATGAAAATTGAAACTCCTCCTCTTGAAGAACTCATGGCGCAATGGGAAAAAGACTCTGAAGTAGATATTACAGAGCCTGGAAAAGAAATCTTGCGTATTCCCCTTATTCATAACAAATATAACAAATATTTGTCAGTACATAATCTTGCTGCAAAAAGAGTAGGATTAGAACTAGACAAACTCAAGCGATTGAAGTGGATGTATTATACAGGTAAACTTGATCAAAAAGAATTGACAGAACTTGGTTGGGAGCCGTTTCGATTTACACTTAAATCTGATATTCAAGTTTATTTGGATGGTGATGAGGATTTATCAAAACTTAAACGCAAGAAAGCCTATCATGAGGAGGCGTCTTCATTTTGTACAAACGTTATGAAGGAACTAAACAATCGAACGTGGCAATTAAAAGAATATATGGGCTGGGAGAAATTTATTCAAGGTGCTAGATGATCGATCACGTTGCGATTGAAAAGGTTGACAACATATATGTACAGGTTCATGCAGAAGATTCGATACTTCAAGAGATGTCTGAATTTTTTACATTTTCGACTCCTGGGTATCAATTCAGTCCAGCGTTTCGTAATCGACACTGGGACGGAAAGATACGTCTGCTCAACTTACGCACGAAACAAATTTATACTGGACTAATTAGTTACATAAAGGTTTTTTGTAAACAAAAAAATTATTCGTTTGAAGTGATTGATGAAGAGACAGAACTTCATCCAATCGATACAAAAAACCTAGCAAGTGCACTCTCACTTCCCATAGAGCCACGAGACTATCAATATCTTGCGTCAAGTGTAGGTCTTACTAAAAAAAGAACAGTGCTTGTCTCGCCCACTGCGAGTGGAAAGTCGCTCATCATTTATATGATGATTCGTCAGTTACTGAGCACAGGTAAGAAACGAGGATTGCTTATCGTGCCGACAATCAACCTTGTAACACAAATGCACTCTGATTTTCAAAATTACTCGAGCAGTAATGGTTGGGATGTGGAGAAACATTGTCAAAAAATATTTGGTGGTGAAACAAAGATTCCAAACAGTGATTTAATTATCTCTACGTGGCAAAGTATATACGACATGCCCAAAAAATACTTCTCGCAATTTGACTTCATTATTGGTGACGAGGCGCACACATTTAAAGCAAAGTCATTGACAAGTATTATGACTAAACTAATCAATTGTGATGTGCGTATTGGTACAACAGGAACACTGGATGACAGTAAAGTCAATAAGTTGGTTTTAGAAGGATTATTCGGACCTGTGTTTAAAGCCATCTCTACAAAAGAGTTAATTGAACGCAAACAATTAGCGAATTTCAGTATCAAATGTATTGTATTGAAATATCCTGACGCAGTGTGTAAAGCGATCAAAGGATTTACTTATCCTGATGAGATGAATTTTTTAACACAGCATGAAGGTCGAAATAATTTTATACGAGATCTTGCAATAAATCTTAAAGGAAATAGTTTAATTTTATTTACTTATGTCGAAAAACATGGTAAGATATTATATGATCTGATAGGTGAAAAAGCAAATAGTCGTAAAGTATTTTTTATCCATGGTGGAGTTGAGGCAGAGGATCGTGAAGCAGTGAGGCATATTACTGAACAAGAAAACGACGCAATCATTGTGGCGAGTTATGGCACTTTCTCGACAGGCGTGAACATTCGCAACCTACATAATATAGTGTTCTCTTCTCCAACAAAGAGTAAGATACGCTCGCTGCAATCAATTGGTCGCGTATTACGTTTAGGAGATAACAAAGATGCAGCGACACTCTACGATTTAGCAGATGATCTTAGGTATGGACCTTATATAAATTTTACATTGAAACATTATGAAGAAAGAGTGAAGATATACAGCGAAGAAAAATTTCCATTCACTACAAACAATGTAAGGATAAATTAATGTCAGAAGAAAGAGAATTAAAGTTCGTACGATTTAAAAATTTGCCTGATGATTTAGTTGGATGGGTAACATATAAGGAAGAGTGTATTCTGATTGAGATGCCACTGAGAGTTGAGATTGAAACTGCATTTGAAGAGGGGAGACAAACTCTTGCATTGCAGGAATACTTACCACAATCGATTATACAACTACGTGAAGTAGAATTTCCATTAGATGATGTGATGTTTTGCACTCCAGTCCGCGCAGAATTTTATGAGCAATACGAATTCGTCAGCGATTTTTTCTATAATAATCAATCTAAATTTCAAGAAACCTTGAAAAAGAGAAGAGAAATGATTAAAGAACATATGGAAACTCATGAGAATGTAGTCTCAATCTTAGAAGCATTGAAAACTAAAAAGGATAAACCAGTACACTAATTTATGGCAAAAAATCATTATATAAACAATAAAGATTTTGTCAAAGAAATGACAAAATATCGTCAAGCAATTAGAAAAGCCAAACGAGAGAGTAAACCTAAACCACAAATCCCTCGATATGTTGCTGAGTGCTTTATGAAGATCGCAGAGAATCTTTCGCATAAACCAAATTTTATTTCATATACCTTTAGAGATGAAATGATTGCAGATGCAATTGAAAATTGCGTCATGTATGTAGAAAATTTTGATCCTGCCAAATCAAATAATCCATTTGCATATTTCACACAAATAGTTTTTTATGCATTTTTGAGACGCATTCAAAAGGAAAAGAAACAACTTTATATTAAATATAAGTCGACACAAACAGCTGGCGTTCTAGATGAATATGAATTAAATGAAAATGAAGACGGCACGTTTAGACAATTCGAACTCTATGATAATATCTCAGAGTTCATTGATAATTGGGAAAATGCTCGCAAGGCTAAGAAAGCCAAGAAGGCTGGTATTGAGAAGTTTGTAGATGAGGAAGTTGTAAAGTGAAGATTGCTATCCTTGGCGATACACATTTTGGTATGAGAGGTGATAGCATTGCCTTTCATAACTACTACAAAGATTTTTATTTGAATACCTTTTTTCCTTATTTGGTAAAGCATGGTATTACTACTATCTTTCAGTTGGGTGATTTATTTGATCGTAGGAAATATATCTCTTTTCAGTCTCTCGCTCTTTGCCGTCGTTACTTTTTTGATCAGTTAGTCAAACACAATATTGAGTGTCGTGTTCTACTTGGCAATCATGATATTTTTTTCAAGAACACTCTCGAAGTTAATTCACCTAATCTGCTTCTAAGAGAATATGAAAAACATTTAATTCTTTATGACAAGCCATCTACTTGGATGGGAATCGATATCATTCCGTGGATATGCAAAGACAATGAACTAGAAATAATGGATTTCATCAAGCGCAGCGAGAATCAAATTAATTTTGGTCATTATGAACTTGCTGGCTATAAAATGGATAAAATGAATATCAGTCATGAGGGTATGAATGCAAGTATTTTACAGAAATATGATCTTGTGTTAAGTGGGCATTATCATCACAAAAGCAGTGATGGACATATTGTTTATGTGGGCACTCCTGGTGAAATTACATGGTTAGATTATAACGATGAACGTGGCTTTCATATCTTCGACACAGAAACTCGCGAGTTAACATTTATTTTGAACCCAAATAAAATGTTTTATAAGATACATTACAATGATGATAATCTATTCTATAATGATATTGTGAATACTGACTATTCGCATCTGAGTGGAAAGTATCTTAAAATTGTTGTTGAAAAACGAAATAATTCTTTTTTGTTTGATACTTTGATTGACACTATTACCAAAGTAGCACCACTAGAAGTTTCAGTTGTGGAAGATTTCTCAGAGCTCACAGCCAATGTAGAGATGGATGTAGACCAAGCAGAGGACACGATTACAATATTAAACAAGTATGTTGATGGGTTGACATTGCCAGTAGAATCAGATAAAATAAAAGCTGTCTTGCGCGATGTGTACAGCGAAGCCATCTCTATGGAGTCAGTTTGATATTTTTTAAAACAGTTAGATATAAAAACTTTCTTTCAACTGGTAATTTGTTTACTGAAATTCGACTCGGTGAACATTTAACCACATTGATTGTAGGTGAGAATGGTGCAGGAAAATCTACATTCCTAGATGCAATCACATTTGCATTGTTTGGTAAGCCATTTCGAAATATCAATAAACCTCAACTTGTAAACTCAATCAATGAAAAAGATTGCACGGTTGAGATTGAATTCGATGTTGGTAAAACAAGATATAAAATTGTTCGTGGTATTCGTCCAAATACATTTGAAATATATGTAGATGGCGATATGTTAAATCAAGATGCTAAATCCAAGGATTACCAAGAGTATCTTGAAAAAGTTATTCTTAAAATGAACTACAAATCATTTACACAGATCGTTATTCTAGGATCTACTAATTTCACTCCATTTATGCAACTATCAGCCTCTGATCGAAGAGCTGTTATTGAAGATCTACTTGACATACAAATATTCTCATCGATGAATATTATTGTAAAGAATAAACTCCATACTTTAAAAGATCAGGCGAGTAATCTTAAAATACTAATAGATGCTACAAAAGGTAAAATTGAACTTCATAAAAGACATTTAGATGAACTTAAAAGAAATACTAAAGATATAATTGATGCAAAGAAACAAGAGATAATAGAAAATACAACGACGCTTTCTGAACTAGAGGCATCAGCATTGGCAAAAGAATCTGAAATAGATAAATTTGTCGCTCAAACTTCCGATGAAGAATTTACTGCCAAACGTTTTCAAAAGATAAACAATTTAGAGGCAAAGATCGAGAATAATATTCAGAAACTTGAAAAGGATATTGAATTTTATTCTAAAAATTCTACATGTCCAACTTGTGACCAAGCGATTAATAATAAAGAAGAGAAAGTGCATACTTGTAATAATAAAATTACAGAACTTACTGATGGATTAAACAAACTCAAGGAGGAAAGTGATGCCGTTCTACAGCGAATCAATACCATCAAAACAATCCAAAAAGAACTCAAATCTCTTGAACAAGATCTTGTTAGTGTTAATACTTCTCGCAACCAGATCAGAAAATATATTAAGAAACTTGAAGCGGAGATTGGAGAAATAGAGAGCAAACCAGCAATGAGTGAAGAGTTCAAGGCTCAGAGTAAAACTCTATTGACTGATTTGCATATTCATAACGAAAAACGAAAAGAAGTATCTGAACAAACACAGAATTACGATATTGTCGCGCAGCTGCTTAAAGATGGCGGGATTAAGTCGAAAATCATTAAGCAGTATGTACCAATTATAAACAAATTGGTAAACAAATACTTGGCTGCGATGGATTTCTTCGTTAATTTTAATATTGACGAGGAGTTCAAAGAGACCATCAAGTCTCGTCACCGAGATGATTTCAGTTATGATAATTTCTCAGAAGGTGAAAAGAAACGTATTGATCTTGCATTGTTGTTTACCTGGAGGTCGGTCGCCAAATTAAAGAACAGTGTGAATACGAATCTATTAATTTTTGACGAGGTCTTTGATGGTTCTCTTGACATTAATGGTACTGAAGAATTTATGAAGCTGATAAATATTATGAATGAAGGCACGAATGTGTTTGTCATCACACATAAATCAGATCAAATGATAGACAAGTTTAAACACACAATACGATTCGGTAAAATTAAAAATTTCTCACAGATGGTGAACTAAATGTCAAAAAGGATAAAATATCATAAAGGTAATTTAATTGAATACGAAATTTTCAAATTGGTAGATTTTTATGATTCAATTCTTCGCGAACCAACCATTACATGGAATCATAAAGATCATGAACCCAAAGAATGCGAATCATTAGCATACTCGCTTGCTGAAACTCTAAAGCATTATGGTGGCATCGGTTTGTCTGCCAATCAAGTTGGACTTAAACATCGCGTTTGTGTTATAAACATGGGCAATGAGATTTGGACATTATTTAATCCAGAGATTATAGATCATGGACTTACACCAGCAACATATCAAGAGGGATGTTTGTCTTATCCTGGATTATATTTAAAAGTTCCACGCCACAATCATATAAAAGTAAAATTTCAAGCAATGTATGGTCAAGAGATTGTACAAGAGTTCGATGGACTTACAGCGGTTTGTGTTCAACATGAAATTGATCACTTAGATGGGATTGTATATACTGATAAAGTCAGTCCAATCAAACTTGATCAAGCAAAACGAAAAGTTAAGAAAAATGTAAAAAGAATGCGAGCTTTTGTTCAGCAACAGGAAAATGAACAAGCACCAATAAATCTACCAGAGAATCAGCCCATGATTACAGTAGATAAGAAAAATCTACCTGAAAAGTTTGTATATTCTGTTAACTGACGTAAGTTATTGATTTTGTTAAGGTTTTTTCACTTTACTTAATACATAATTTATAGGATAATGGTTGTATGAATATGAGTATTCAAACTTCCAAGTCTATGCTCGCCAAACTTTTGGCGACTGAGAATATCACGGTCTCACACCAAAAAGTCAAGACCGCATATTTCGATCTGAAATCACGCACACTAGTCTGTCCTGTCTGGAAAGATATGGATGGCAACCTTTATGATCTTCTCATGGGTCACGAAGTCGGTCATGCGT